ATAATAATGACACGGTAGATATAAACACGGTTAGAGGGCAAAAGTATATAACTATAAACGGCTCTAACACGTATAATGGTACACCAATATTAAATTATTTAGAGTTTGTCGGTAATGACTGGCTACAGCTTGAGACTGGGGACAACATATTTAATGCAACAGCTGAGGTAAACGGCGAAAGAGTGCCAGCACCTAACGTATACTTTGGCATTAATTACAAAGCGAGGTACGAGTAAATATGATACCTTATGTTGAAATTATCCAAAAAGAAACGTTAAAAATAACAGCTTTAGTAGAGCCTCAAGAGTGCTGGTTTGAGTTATCTTACTTTGACGTGGGCGAGTGCGAGATATATTGTAGAGCATCTAATACAAATATGGCTAATATACAAAAAGGTAATTATTTAAAGATACCTAATAAACCTTATATATGGGTTATAACTAGCTTAAATTACTCTTATGTGGAGGGCGTACCTATGATAGATGCTAAAGGGTACGAGGCTAAATGGCTTTTAAATAAGCGAGTTATTAGAAACCCTATAGAATTACCAAACACAGTAGCAGCAGCAGTAGAAAGCCTAGTATATAACAATTTAGGTGCTGGGGCTGCCACTGTAAGGCAAATAGCGGGCTTTAATGTGTATACAAGCGGTATAACTACAGTTTTAACTGATACACAAGGCGCTAGAGCTAATTTATTAGAGTTTGTTAACAATTTATTAAAAACATATAATTTAGGCTCTATTGTTTTATACGAAAACGAGCAACTATTATATAAAGTTATTCAAGGGCAAGACTTAAGCGCTACTATACGCTTTAGCCAGTCTTTAGATAATTTAATACAAAGCTCATATTTTACTAACGATAGCAACGTAGGTACTAATGCTTTAGTAGTTAGTACAGTTAACGACGTTGATTACTGTCAAGTTTACGACGAGGGCGCCACTGGAGTAGATAGAGCCGAAATTTTAATAAATTCTAACTTGTCAACTGAATATACACCGCAAGGCGCAACGGATCCAGTAAAGCTAGATTTAACAAACCCAACCGACTTGGCTTTATACCAAAGCTGGTTACAACAAGAGGGACGTACTGGGCTAACTCAATATATCGAAAGCAACGAGGTTAGCAGTACGCTAGACTTAATTAACTCTAATTATGAATTTAACATAAACAAAAACGAAAATAACGAGTTTTGGCTAGGCGACATTGTAGGAGTAATAGACGAGTACTTTAACTATGATGCAGCAGCTAGAATAACTAAATTTACATTTAAACAAGATAGCAACGGATATGGCGAGGAGGCGGACTATCAATAATGACAACTGGGGAAATTATAAGCATAATAGCTGTTTGCCTTTCGTTTATTGGAGTAGTTATTAGCTTTACTTTTAGCAATAAAAAAGAAAGCCGAGAAAAAGACCAAGAACGAAAAGAAAATATTAATAATATGGCTGAAATTAAAAACAACACTAACAATATTAAAACGAGCGTTGACGACATTAAATATAAAGTTGAGAAAATCGACGAAAAAATGCAAAACGACCACGAAAAACTAATAGAACACGAAACCAAAATAAGAAACTTAGAAAAAGAGGTGTTTAAATAATGAATTGGGGCGAAATAGGCACACAAGTAATACTAGGTATAGTAGGAGTTTTAATTAGCGCCTTTGGCATTTTAATAACTTATTTAGTTAATAAATATGTTAAAGACAACCAATTAAAAACTATATTATCTAGTTTAAATAATTTAGTGCAAAATAGCGTACTTGAGGTTTACCAAACATACGTAGAGGCTTTAAAGAAAGCTGGAGGCTTTGACGCTGAGGCTCAAAAATTAGCCCTAGAGCGCTGTTTAGCACTAGTTAAGGCAAATATGCCTAAAGACCTTGAAACGTGGCTAAAATCAAATTATAGCGACATTGAGAGCTATTTAAAATCATTGATAGAGGCACAAATAGGGCTTTTAAAAACTAAAGCTAAGTAAGGAGGTTACAATATGGCTGAAAAAAGTTTATTTTTTAATGCTTTACCTAGTACGGACTACGAGACTGGGTACGATAGAAACTATAACGCTGACGACATAAGCGACTGGCTAAGCGTGGTATGGGACACTGGCGTAGTTAAAGGCGGTTTAGCTGTAGAGGCTGCTACTGGTATGGCTATTAATTTAAACGTAGGGCGTGCTGCTATCAATGGCAAGGCTTATATTAATAATGCCGTACAAAGCTTTACAGTAGCTGCAAATGGAGCAGCTAGTACTAGATATGACTATGTAATACTAAGATTTAACAACAACGTTGCTGTACGTACTATTACGGCTATGCTTGTAACTGGTACTACAAGTTTACCAACAACAGCTGGCAGCTTAACAAGAGAGGGTAACATATACGACATAATGTTATGTTATATAGCTGTTGCTCCTAGTGCATCTAGTATAGTACAAGCTAACATTACTGATACTAGAGGCTATGACAATAGCGTTAACACTGGTGGCGCTTATGTATATGGCGACTTAGCCAACGCTTGCCCTTACTTTACAGCAGTTAAAGGCTATGACAATTACTATGACGCTATTATACAAAATTTCGAAAGCGTAGTTACTTTATCAAGTGCCAGCGCTACAGTAGTTACTAACTTGCCAAGCCATTTATACAACGCAGCTTACAGTATTATAGAGGTTTACACTAACGGGCTTAAAGAAAACGACAACGCCTATACTGTTAATGCTACCAGCTCATATATAACTATTACATTTACAGCAGCTAAAAACGCTGGTGCCGTTATTACTGTAGACTTAGGCAACTTTATAGACGGCGAGGGCTTAAGCACTGCTATATCTCAATATAACCAGTTTGTAAGCGACGTAACCGAACTAAAAGAGGCTAACGAATTTAATTATATATGTAATGGCGCTAACGACAACGTATTAATAAACAGTTTAGTAAATACGTTTATTAATGGTGGATCCGATTATAAAAGCTTAAAGCTTAATATAATTGGTAACTTTGGCTATACAGCTATGACTGGTGGCAGTGGTACAAGTGTAAGCCCTTATCAATTCTTTAACTTTGCTAGTGGCAACCGTAAAGTAACTTTAGACTTTGGCAACTGTAGCGCTATTAACGTAAGTGTAAGCGGCGTTTATGTTAACATATTTAATATTGCTACTGGTAACTTAACAGTAGATAACCTTAACTTAATTGCAAGTGGTACAACAAGCGGCACAGTTATTAGAGTATTTAATAACGCTGGCGCTAAAATTGCTTGTAACAATAGCCGTATATGGGTTACTGGCTACCAAGACAGCTTAATAGGAGTTACTGGCACTTATAATAATTGTAGATGCACTGTAAAAAACTCAGTTAATAACTCATATTGTTTTATGACTAGTGCTACTGGTTTATTAACTTTAAATGGTGGCGTTTATTACGCTTACTGCGGTGCAAGCAACTTAAAAAGCGCTATAGTAGGACAAAGTGCAGCGGGTGCAGTTAGCTTATTATATGGTGTAGTAGCTCCTACGGCTGCTGTAAGTGGAATGTATCAAACTAACGCAATTTATCAAGCTAACGCTAATGGTAATTATGTTAACTGTAGAGACTTGGTAAGTGCTTTAACAATTTACGTGCAAAGCGGTTACTCAGTAGTGGCTGGCACTATAAGCTTAAGTAAGGCTGTATAAGTAATATACACGTAATATACAAATTATACTTTTTTATCTTTTTTCTACAACCGCAACAGTACACCTAGCAACGCTTATTAAGGCGTTGTACTCGTCGGTAATTTTTATATCCCAAAACATATACTATTTTTTAAGAAAAAATAATAAAGCCTCCAAAAGCCTTATATATCAAGGTTTAGGAGGTTTTTTTATATGGCGCAATTTAATTAAGATGCTAACAAAGCGTTACTAAATCATACGAAATTTTAAACGTAATATACATTTAATATACAAGCAATACACAAACAATATACACGTAATATACATAATTTAATATTTAAAAGTGTCCATTACTTGTATTAAATCATTAATATTAAGTTTAGTATAATGTTGCGTTATATCGTCGTTTGCGTGTCCTACAATACGTTTAACAGCTAAATTATTAAGCCCTAATCTATGGCACTGACTTATAAAAGTGTGGCGTGTTTCGTGTATAGTATGATTTAAGCCTAATTTGTCTTTAATTTGTGGAGCGTAGTTTTTTTGAAAATTGCTATATTTAAGTTGCTTATTTTGTTTGTTTGTAATAAGGTACTCGCTATCATTTAACCTAGCCTTAATTAATGGCTCTATATCTCTATGTAAAGGTACATACCTAACGCCAGCAGCCGTTTTAGATTTTTCAACAAACATATAACGCTCTTGCAAATTTACGTTTTTTATTTGCATCTCTAAAAGCTCACTAACTCGCATACCCGTATAAAGTAATATTAAAAATACGTCGGCGTGATTAATGGCTTTATATTTAGCCCAAATGTTTTTTATTTCGTCCGTTGTATAAGGCGTTTTAGGCTTTATTGGCTCTTTTGTCGGCAGCTCTATAAATTTGCTGTAGTCTTTTTCAAAATCATATTTAGCTGCATATTTGTAAAGTTGCCCTAAAAACATTTTAAGTTTAGGTATACTACTTTTACTTTTACAATTATTAATTAACGCTTGTAAATGAGCTGTTTTAATATCTTTAAAAAGCATATTATGCAACGGCTCACAATGTTTAAACCATACTTTATAATGAGCTATTGTATTAGGGCTTATTTTTTCATAGCGATAGCTTGCCCACTCCTCGTATAACTCTTTAAATGTAATATTGCTTTGATTTAATATACTTGGGTTTGCGTTATACTCGGCTAAAAATTCTAGTGCATCTTTTCTTTTTTCAAAATAGCCAAGATATTTATATTTTTGGCGATATGATTTTACGCCGTCTTTGTTTAAATACTCCTCAACTCCAGCGGTAATACGTACAGCAAAAGGCTTACGTCTTTTTTTACCTAAGTTAATAATGGATCCGTAGCCGTTAGGAAACCTCATTAATGTTTATATACTCCTTTAATTTTTTATCGTAAATAATATAAGTGTACTTAGAACTTGTTTTAATAGCTGTGCCAAAGGGCAGCTCGCCACGCTGTAAGCCTATACGTATACTTAATGGGCTACAATTTAAAAGCTTTGCAACTTGGTTAACAGTTATTTTTTTACCCATAATTACACCTCTTTTTAATTTAATTATTTAATGCAACTTACATATTTTATTTAGCGTCTAAATCTAAATAAAGTTTTAATATTTCTTTATACACCTTTGCTTTTTCCTCGGTAGGTATTTCCTTGTCGTCAAAAATAACTCTAGCTTTGGCTACTAAGTCGCCTAAGTCGTCGTTTGATATGCCGAAATATTCCAGGTTAACTCCTAATATCTCGGCTAGTTTTTGCAGCTCTTTAATATGAGGGCAACGGCGCCCAATTTCATAATTAGAAATAGTGGCTCGTTGTACTCCTAGCATATCGGCTAATTGTTGCTGGGTGTAGCCTCTAGTTTTTCTTAAAACTCTAATTTTTGATGCAATTTTATTAGGCAATTTTTAAAAACCCTCTTTCTATTTTTTCTATTGTTTGCTATTATAGTAAAAAAAAGTAACATAACGCAACTTTTTATAGCTATATGATAATTTAACTATACATTATATTAAGAGTGGAGGCAATAACTCAAATGAGCGTAAAAGACCTTATAACTCAAGATTTTTTAATTTTTCAAAAGATGCACGTATTTAGAGATGCTGAGGCAAAAGTAAGTTATCATTTTATTTTTGGAAAAATTGTACTTGCAACACAGCTGGGCTTGTTAACGTTAGCTGATGCAAACAACTTAATAGACATATTATTTGTTTTATATGATACCCTAGAGAGCCGTAAATAATTACGGCTTTTTTATTACCTTTTTGCTTTAAAAGCCTTATAAGCATTACAAAAAAATATAAATTTATTACAAAATGTAAAAAAATATATTGCATTTGTAAATAAATGGGTGTATAATTAAGGTGTACTTAGGTAATAAGACCTAATAGGAGGTAGCACAATGGCAACAATTAAAGTATTAGAAAACAATTACAACAATGATTACACAGTAGTAGTTGAGGGCAGCAACGCAAAAAGAGAATTAAAGAAAATCTTAGTTAAGGCTTTTGGAAATAACGAGGCTGATTACATTATAAATTATGGTATGGTTGATACTTTTAACAATAAAGTATATGTAGAGTTAAGACTAGACCAAATTAGAGCATTAGGTTTATAGGAGGTAGCAATATGAAATTTATTTACAATGACGGCGGACGCAGTAACTACTTTAAAGGCTCGGCTAACGACTGTGTAGTACGTGCTATATGCAACGCAACTGGTAAGGACTATAAAGAGGTATACGACGCAATTAACCAACTAGCCAAGAGTGAAAGAACGGGCAAGCGCAAAAGAGGCGTAAGCAGTGCTAGAAATGGCGTATATAAATGCACTGAGAAAAAATACTTAGAGAGTATAGGCTGGGTATGGCACCCAACAATGAAAATAGGGCAAGGCTGTACGGTGCATTTA